AGGCTTTACCAAAGAACAGATTCTTGCATCTGCCAAATATGCAAATCGGCGTGACCTTTTGACCGTTCTGCTTGATGATGGGAAGTCATACACGGCTGAACAGGTTGAACAGGTCATGAACGATTGGTTCAAGAAAGGAGTGAAATAAAATGGCATTAGGCGGCGGTACTTTTATAGCACAGAATAAGGTGTTACCGGGTTCATATATCAATTTCTTTTCTGTTGCTGCTGCATCTGCTTCCATTTCTGACAGGGGGATTGCCACAATGCCCCTTGCGTTGGACTGGGGTGCAGAAAATGAAGTCATTACGGTAACAAATGAGGATTTCCAAAAGAGTTCACAGAAGATTTTTGGATATGCCTATGGTGATGATCAGATGAAAGGTTTGCGTGACCTGTTCATGAACATCAAGACATTTTACACATACAGGCTGAACGGTGGCGGGGCAAAGGCTTCCAACACCTACGCAACGGCAAAATATAGCGGCACAAGGGGCAATGCCCTGAAAATTCAGATTGCGGCTAATGTGGATGATAGCACGGCTTGGGATGTGACAACCTACCTTGGAACGGATAAGGTTGACACACAGACGGTCAAGACGGTTGCTGAACTGAAAGCAAACGATTATGTCACTTGGAAATCATTTACCCTTGTGGCAGTTGCGGGTTCAGCACTCACAGGCGGCACGAACGGAACGGCTACAAATGCGTCATATCAGACGTATCTTGATAAGATCGAATCATACCGTTACAACGTCATGGGCGTTGTCACAACGGATAACACGGTCAAGTCACTGTTTGCGGCGTTCAATAAGCGTTTGCGTGATGATATGGGTATTAAGTTCCAGTTGGTTGTTTACAACTACACCAACCCGGACTATATGGGCGTTATCAGCGTAAAGAACAAGTGCCTTGATGGGGCACACCTGTCTGATGATGAAACGCCTGTAATGGTTTACCCGGATGAAGCGGCAGCCGTTTACTGGACAACAGGAGCAGAAGCCGGGTGTGCGGTCAATGCGTCAGTTCAGAACCGTACATATAACGGCGAATATGACATTGATGTTGACTATACACAGGCACAGTTGATTGCTGCCATTCAGGCGGGCGAATTTGTGTTCCACAGGGTTGATGATGACATCAATGTTTTAGAGGACATCAACACAATGGTCACAACCACTGACACAATGGGTGACATTTTCAAGGATAATCAGACAATCCGTGTCATTGATGAACTGGCAAATTCAGATGCACAGGTTTTCAACAGGAAATACCTTGGCAAAGTTCCAAATGATGATGCCGGGCGTTCTGCATTGTGGGCTGATTTGGTAAAAATTCGCAAGCAGCTTGAAAAAATCCGTGCTATTGAAAACTTCAATGAAGCAGATGTTCAGGTTGCACAGGGCGATACCAAAAAGGCGGTTGTGGTCAATGATGCAATCACGGTTGTTAATGCTATGTCAAAGATGTACATGACAACCACGATTGCCTAATAGAAAGGAAGGTGAATAGGAATGAACAATGCGGCAGTAATGTTTGCTGGGGATGCAGTCACAGCGGCACTTGCTGAATGTTATGTGACGATTGGTGACAACCGTTACAACTTCATGCAGGCTATTGACCTTGAAGCAAAGTTTGAGAAGGTCAAGACAGAAGTTCCGATTCTTGGGAAGCCGGGAAAAGGAAACAAGTCAAACGGTTGGAAGGGAACTGGCAAGGCAACCTTCCACTATAACCAGTCAGTATTCCGGGCTATGATGCTTGATTATAAGAACACCGGAAAAGATGTGTATTTTGATATGCAGATCGTGAATGAGGATCCTACTGCTACAGTTGGTAGACAGGAGATTCAGTTGCTTGATTGTAACATTGACGGTGGTATTCTTGCAAAATTTGATGCTGATGGGGAATATTTGGATGAAGAAATGGATTTCACATTTGAAGATTTCTCTATGCCGGAAGAATTTACACACCTTGTCGGTTTTGATGTTGCGGCAGAGTAACACACGGCACTATGATTTATTGCCCTATATGACGG